TTTAAAATAGATGTATCACTATCATCAATCAATCCTGTTAATTTAGAATGTCTAAATGAACTATTAAATTCTTGTAATTCACTTGTGTTGTAATTAGAAACTGTTGTAGAAATTAAAGATGCCAATTCATCTTTAGTAGATGTTGTTGCACCTGAATCATAATTAAATGTTGTGTTTAAAATTAAGTAAGTTGTTTCTGCATCTACAACCACTGGTGTAATTGAAGCTACTTTATATGGACTGAATGCAGCCACCAAGTTACTTTTTTGTACAGTCGTTAAGTTTGCACCAGTTGTAGGTTTAATTGAAATAAACACTTTACCATATTCTGGGTTAGATGATACACCTGTGCTTGTATCGTAACTACCATCTTCTCCACCCCAAACAGAAACCGCCTGAGTGTTTGCAAATAATTTTTTAGTATAAGTTTTATAATCATCTACTGTTACACATCTTCCTTGAGCTGCATAATCCAGTGGAGCTTGTAATTTAATTGAATCTATACTTTCTGCTTCAGCCCCACCAGTTGCACTTGCAACAGTAGTAACTGTAATTGTTGAAACACTATCTATACTTGATGGCGAACTAAATGTGTCTGCGCCATTAGCTAAAGTTTTATTTGTAACTACATATTGTAGTACAACAATGTTACCATCTGATAATGCTTTACTAACTGTACCATCACCAAAGTAAACTTCATACAAACCACTATCAGTTTCTTGTAAATAATAAACAGTACTGTTTGAAGACAGTTGCGTTATGTCTGTTGCCTTAGTGTAAGTAGTTGTGCTTGTATCAGAATTTGATGTTTGTACCTTAACTATTAAAGTTGATGTATCACTATTTGCATCACTTACTAAAAATCTTTGTTCAGCATTAGAAGTGTTCACTGTATATCTTGTTGTGATATAACTGCCTTCGTAAATTGTTACACTGTCAAAAGGAACTATCCCACCTGTGTTATTTGAAGTTATATCTGCAACCGTAACAAATTGATAATCTGTACCATCAACACTTGTTGTGAATGCTGTACCCGCTGGCATTGTTTTAGAAGAACCATCTGTTGATAGACCTACATTAACTGTAGCATAAGGTGCTCTTGGTGATGTTACTTCATAACCTAATGACTTGGCATGTGATACTACACTTGAACGAAGTGATGCACTGTCTAAGAACATTTCATTTGCCAACATGTTAGCATTAAATCCTAGATAGTGAGTATTGTATGCGAGAGTATCTAAAAGAATATTCATACCAGAACCTTCGAAGTCATAGTCTTTAAATTCTTGTTGTGCTTTTAAATATGTTTTTAGATTTGTTTTTATCGCATCAAAATCTAATTCGGTTACTCTTAATCTTTTATCGTTTGTTGCCATTATCTTAATCTCTCTAACATGATTGATAAGTCTACCAATTCTGTGGGTGCGTTAACTACATAAAATTCTATTGATACATTGTATATGTTTCTATCATAATCTGGTATTGCTCTAACTGATACCAAACGACATCTTGGTTCAAAATTAATAATAACATCCTCTATCTTTCTTGCCAGTACAGCAGCTAACATGGGTGTTATATTTTCAAATAACATCTCACGAACTCCACCAGATATTTCTGGGTGGAATGGTTTTTCGAAAGCATTTAAGTTTATTAAATTTCTTAATGACCTCTTAACTGCTTGTATATCAGTTACTCTGTTGACATCACTACCTACTGTTTTCCTACCAAAGAATAAATCTAAATCAGAATATTGCCTGGCATTACGAGTAATGTTGTTTTGAGCTTGTGCATCTTTGTATGCCGACATATATAATCTCTAGTTATTTAATTATTATTTATAAGAGATTCTCTCATCATATTAAGTTTTAACCATCTTCTTTGAATTATATCTTATATCATACCAAAGAAATCCATTAGTATCTTTTCTCCAATCACCATTATCATCAAACAACATGTTTGAAATAGGAAATCTACCTGAACTTATTCTCTTTTGATTAGCTTCATTAAACTTTTTATGTCTAGATTCTATCTTAGTATCATGGTATTCAACTCTTTGAAATCCAGTATACTTACCTGTTGAGCCCGGATATTCAGGATAACTAGCAGGATACTTTTTGTACTTTCTTCTACTACCAACTCCACTTAATGTATTATATGTACGCGTACTTTGTTTCTTATTACCACCCTCTGGTGGAATAACTTCTAATGAAGCTTCTCGTGATGAAGTTGTTACAGTCGTTGTAGTTGTTTTTGTTGTAGAAATTCCAGCGACCTCTCCTGTACTTACCACTGTATATGAAGTAGGTGTTTTTGTTTCAGGTTGTTTTTTATTTGTTACTTCAACATCATCTGCATTGTTTCTTAATGCAGCTAATGCTTCAGCTGAAGCCACTGTAGAAAGTGTTGGGGTAGTGGTTAGTTTTTCTTTTAATGCTTCTGATGATGCCACCTTTATATTAGCTGGTAACTCGATAGGGATAGTTGAACCATCTGGTATTTGAAAGTTAGGTATTAAAGAACCTACATCCACACCTTCTAATATTTGTCCAGCTAAATCTTCTATCACTAATCCACCTGCTATTAATACATCTCCAAAAGAATCTTTTAAAGCTGATAACTGTGATGTATAATTTTCAAGTCCAGCTGGTGTTTGTAAATTTAAATTTTTTAATGCAGCGAAATCAGATTGAGCACTTATATTTGGAATTTCTGGTAGTTCAGGTATGAGAGAAGAAAGTTTATCTTTAAGTCCTGCGACTTCAGATTCTAAAGCACCCTTAATAGCTGAAGCGTCAGCAGTAACATCATTCATTTGTTCTTTAAAAGAATTTTTTATTGATTCTGATTTCGTTAGAGTTTCATTAAGTAAAGTATTTGCCCCTACTAAATTTGGTGTTTTATAATCTACCATGTTCTACTCCTATGCCACCGGCACCAATGTGTTACCTTGTGATGTAGCATCTGCACCAGTATCTGGTTGTCCATGTACATGACTGGTAAGTTCGATTGTTTCAGCAGTAACAGTACTACCACTCGTAGCAAATGTTAATGTACTAATTGTTCCACCTACAATATCCATTGTTGATATTGATTCAAGCGCAACTGATGTGTCTGATTTAATATTCATTGTTTCTGCTGATTTAAGTGCAAGAGAATTACCAGAAGTCATACTTGTTTTTCCAAGACTTAATGTACCTAAGTTTTGTTGTGCTATTAAAGATAAATCTAAATTAGATAATAATGTCATATCACTTACAGATGTTAGAGAGTATGCACCACCAACTGTTCTAGTTTCATTTCCACCGATAGAGATATCACAATCTTTTGCTGTACCTGATTCAGTTGTACCTATTGCACCTGATACTGAATTAGAAATATTAAATCCGTGATTACCAATTATTTCTTCTTCTAGATTTCCACCAGCATCTCCAGCTCCAATCTTAACTTGTTCTGACTTGTGTATCTTTCTTGTAAAGTTACCACCAACCTCCAGTATGTAATCACCATCAATCTTTTCTCTTTTGTTTCCACTGCAAGTTAAATTAATATCTCCTTTCACATAGATGTTAGATTTACCAGCAATCAATTCGTAATTATCCCCTACCACCTTTACTGTCTTTGTACCTGTATCAACAATTTCTTCATAGGTGCCAGATGTATGTTGTCTTAATAATCTTTCTCCACCTGTTGTATCATCTATCTCAAATACATGACCTGACTCTGATTCGTATACATGATTAAAAGGATAGGCACCAGTTGACCCACCAGTCCTTTCTACATTGCGTGGATTAGGTTCATCAAAGGTTGCAGCAGTTTCAGTTTCACTTGCACTTGATACACTTGATACATTTGGTTTGGTTGCAGTAGGTATTCCTTTCCATTGAGTACCTCTACGATTAATTAATAGTTCATGAGTTTCTGCAGTTTGTCCTCTTGCCAATCTTGATACATCTGATTCATTTAAACCATGACCTGAGTGTTCAATATCAGCTGATGGGTATTGTCCTGTTGGGTCATTAAATCCTTTTGTAACATCTGCAGTTGAACCAGGTACACCAGGCAACGAACCCATAATGATTGGTTGTTGTTTTTCATTTGCATCTCTAAAGAATCCGACTACCCATGTTCCTTCAACTAAAAAACTAGGTGAGTTTCCAAGTCCTTGCATAGATGGGTCGGTTACAGGCATCATGATATGAGCCCACGGTAAATCTTCCGTAGGAATATCTATTAAATCTTCTGTGTGGTATCCTAGACAACGGACTTGTACTCTACCAAGTTCAGCAGGGTCATTACGACTTTCCACAACACCAGTAAACCATACAAACCCATCAAGGCCCATGAAATAATTATCACTCATGTTAAGTATTTATACTAACTATTACGATAGTCTAGATAGATATTTCCAGCAATAACAATTCTCTCTCCAATCATATCGATTGCCTTTGGCACTTCGTGTATGACTTGGCCTGGAAACATAATCAGTTCATCTGTCTTAGGAAAGACTTTAAGTTTTGCTTCTTTGAAATATAAGGGTGGGGCATTGTAAGGTACTTCAATATAATAAACCCAAGACCACAATGCAGGGCCATGGGTA